GCAGAACATATAATCTTCAGACAAGTAGCGTTCACTGCCGCCGCCTGTGATAGATTCTTTGGTGTCAATTACTGTATCAAAGTAAGCATGAATGTATCGTGAACCATCAAAGTTAGCCTGACCAATATGATCTGGTTTGTATTTGATAAGTGGGTATGCTTCTTGCATCATATCAAATACATGACGTTTAATCAGCATATGTCCTGTACCAATCTCCATCACTTCTAATGGATCTGATACTTGGAATGATTGTGTACCTTTCACTACGTTGAAAACATATTCACCAACCAACTCTTGTAATGCACCTGGATCCATTTCAGGATGTGCTCTTGCAGCTGCAGCAACGTTACCCCAATTAATAGATTTCTTGGGATATGGGCCACCGACAACATCTTTATCGAGTGCTAAGAGTGCAAGAACATCTTGCGGTGAGTAATGAATGTCTGAGTCGATGAATAGTAAATGTGTATATCCTGAACGGAGAAACTCATCGACTAGGTAATTACGAGCACGAGTAATAAGTGATTCATTAAACAAAAAGGAGAATCGTGTTTCGATTCCGTATTTGTTAAATGTTGTTTGCAAATCTAGGCAGGACTTCATATAGAGTCCATGTGCCATACCACCATACATGGGTGTGGCAATGAAAATTTTATTCTTTTTTAATTCTTCAATATTGACTTGAATTTCCATAGTGTATCCATAAAGTAAAAAAAGGAGAGATACTAATATATATCTCTCCTTGCTCAACAAAGCGCCGTTAAATTAGGTGAATGTTGTCTCACCGCTCTGGCGTAATGCCATGATACCAGCAGCAACGATACGTTTCGTTGGTGTACCGAGGCGATAGAAAGAAACTTTCTCACCATTGGTATTGATGCGGCTGTTCAGGTAAATTGAATGACCTTCTTTACGCAACTCATTGACAGTAGCGCTTGGGTTCTTTACCCCGAACTTAGCAGCCATTTGATTGGCGGTAAGTGTGTTGTATGTGCTGTCTTTGGTTAGGTAAGAGAGGACTTTTGATTTTGCTGACATTGTATAACTCCATAATTTAAAATGAATCACTTGCAAAGAAACTTATCTGAGGTGTGATTCGAACCTCAAGATTAGATACCATTATATCATAAAGAATGCTCATGTGAGGCAGACATGAGCACCATTGCCTAGAAAGGAATTTCTTCTGAAGGTTTAACTTCTTCGGCAACAACCGTTTGCACCAAAATGGATTCGGTATTTGCACCCGCATCAACTTTTGTATACAGGTCAAGGAAAGACATTTTGGTGTCATCATCAAAACGATTCAGGCACAACTCAATGGCTTTCATTCGATTACCGAATACACCATAAGTTTTTGAAATGTGTACCAAGCGGCGAGTAGAAATCACTTCATCAACTCCGCCTTCTACGAAAGTTTTGCGAATCACATCTGCCCAAGTAACAAGTTTCTCGGCAAATTCATCATCAGCTTTACCAAACGATGTTAATTCTTTCTTGATAATCTTACGCTCAACGGCAACTGGAGGCCAATCTTGTTCGTATGTATTGAGGAATCGTTCAAGGAAGGCTTCGTTAAGGACATTGGTGAACATATAACGACCATCTTCTGAACCTTTACCTTTAGTGTTTGCAGTAGCAACAATGGTAAAACCTTCAGCAGGAACCACATTCTCATTTTTCTTTTTCAACAAGAATGGTTTACCTTCAAGTACACGCTGCAAGCAGGAAAGGTTCTGAGCACCGTAATCAATTTCATCAATGCACAGTACAGCACCTTGACGAGCAGCAACCGTAACCGGGCCGTCACGCCATTCCATTTGACCGTTAATCAGAACATAGTTACCGAGCAAATCACTTTCATCGGTTTCAGGTGTCATTGAAACGCAAATAAACTTGCGACCAACTTTGGCACAAGCTTGCTCAACTGACATTGTTTTACCATTACCGGAATGACCAGTAATGAAGATTGGGTAGAATTGCTTTGATGAAACGATTTTCAACAAGTCATCATAGTTGCCAAACGGCACATAATTTTTGTAGACCTTGGGAACCAGATTTTCTGTTTCAAGGTCAGTAACCA